TGACGCAGGTACAGCTTCAGTAACCATTAAAGAAATCCATTATGGCTGTAAAGTCAATAAACACGTAGACGTTTCTAGGTGGGATGGAGCAACAGCGCATGGGCATTACTATTTTGTAAACTCAGGTTCATTAGAGTTTACTGGTTTCGTAGATAACGTGTACTCAGATAGAGATATACGGATTATCGGTGACGGACCTTTTCATTGCATAATGAAATTAACTAAAGTTTCTGGATATTCTTAAGACGTCTCTCTAAAGCCCTCTTAACTTGAAGCATAAGAGTTTCCTCTGTGTTATTAACCCCAGACCATTGTGATCTAGGGTTAACATATTTCTTGGCTTTATTCTGATGCTCCATGTAGCGCGTCAATGCTTTCAACAAAGCAGAAAGCAACATACGATCTCTCGCTAGAACTATCTTCTTTGATATGTTTTTCATTAGGCGTTTATCGATTTAAATTCACTACAGAAAAAACTTGGGATAGGTCCTTGTCCAAACCCAGAACCAAGGTTCAGCTTTCTTGCTATCGTGTTAGCCTCTCTCTTGCTAACCTTGAGTGGTATTACCATATCCCATTCTGTTTCGTGTATGTCCCACTTTTTGCCTGACGATTTTACTACGTAACTCATGTAATACCCCCTGCGCCAAATAAGCTTTTCTTCCCAGACTTAGGATTAGAAAATGTTGTCTTATCAAATATCGGATCATCAATACCAGCTTTAGTAACTGCTTTGACTGGTGTATTGTTCGCTGTAGACTGACCTTGTTGAATACCAGACTGTGCTGAGTCTTCAAGATCAAAGATTTGCATCTTAGCTCTATCGATACCCACAACGAACCTTCTATACCAACTAATATCACCCCAACGGTTCTTGAGTTGTTTAAACATCAACTGACCTAAATCATCTAGTTCTTCAGATGTAATCAAACCTAAGATGCAATCCGCTGTATGGGTAATGCCCATAGATTCAGAGGTATTAGTCAAATCAACATCAGAGTTACCATATCCATCACGGTTGAACTGGGAAGACGTAACAACAGCACAATCAAATTCCATAGCCAATCCACGGATTTCTTCAGCTATTGACTTGACTAGAGTATAAGAGTTTGCCGCCGCCGCACCTTTAATACGAGATGATGCACAGATATTTAGATAGTCAATCATAATAATATCGGGTTTGAAGTTACGTTTCATTTTGAGTTCATTGAGTAAATGACGAAAATGACCTGCATGTGCTGAACCTGTAGGGTATTCTTTAACAATAAGTTTACCTGTTGTCTTAGATGTAATTCTACCCATACGTTTAGCGTATGTATCTTTGTCCATGTCTTTGATTTCATCAACACGAACGCCCATCATGTTAGCATCAATACGTTCTGAGATGCGTTCTTCTGCCATCTCCATAGTGATGTACATGACGTTCTTACCCATCATTAAAGCAGAAGCCGCCGCATGGCATTTTACTAATGACTTACCACCACCAGTCGTTGCTAACAACACAGTCATAGACTTGCGTGGTAAACCACCCTTAGTAATCTTATTGAGAATATCTATATCAAAGGGTGTGCGCTCTTCTTTACGATGGTAGAATTCATAACGAGATTCATAATCCTCAAGATAGTCGTGACCGATAGATGTGTCAAAGCTAACACCTAACGAGTCAGTCAACATTTGAGGTAACGCACCCTTATCGAATTCTTTATCTTCGCCATCAATTACAAGGATTGCTTTACGTATTGTGTTAAACAAATCTCTGTCTTGACAGAACTTTTCTGTTTCAGAAACAAGCCAATCAGTATTAGTGTCTGGGTCACGCTTAAGACTATCAAGTGTATGCATCACTTGCTTGTAAGTGTCTTCATTCATATCTTTGCGTTTATCTACAGATATTTTAAGTGCCTCAATAGATGGGGCATCATTGTATTCGTCCACATAAGATGTATAAGCAGAAAACACTTTCTTTACACTTTGGTCTTCAAAGTAATCTGATTTTAAGTAAGGGTAAACACGACGATAAAACTCATCGTTAAATACTAAGTTGGATAATACTGTTGTTTCTATCATATAAACGTTCCATACGGCTAAGTTAAATAATGGCGACCAATGAAATTAGCCGCCATCTTAAAGATTATAATATTACACAAATCGTGTAATGTCAAGGAAATTATTCTTCTGTATCGTCGATTAGTTCGTCGATAACTTCTGCACTTACTTCATCGTCACGCATGATAGCACCTGATGCACCAATAGTAAACGAATCTTTAATGTACTTGCCAAAGTTTGTTTCTTCAAACATCTTCATCCAGAAGTCTTTGTTGTCAACAATCTCTTTTGCTCTCATCAACTTATCTGAGAGTACAACACCAGTTTCTGGATCAATAGCTTCATACCAACCTACTTTAGGTTTGTTTAAATAGCCACCTTTCTCAGCAACTTCCATAAGACCAGACCACTTCATAATACCACTGTCCCACGATACAGAGATTGGAATCTTACTCTTCTCTCGTACATATCGTGACTTCTCAATGTTAATAACAAAGTGATAGCCTTGGATTTCAGTACCTACCTTGTCTTGTTGACGTCCAACAATCCAAACAGTATCCGCACTGTACATGATACCAGTACCACCAGACACAACAGCCTTAGAGTACATCTCTTGTGTTTGATACGTGTGATTAACCGCAATCAATGGGATGTCTTTAAGGTTAAGGTGTGGTGTCACCATACGGAATAGAGACTTAATAGATTTGGCTCTTGACATATCAGCAACTGATTTGCCATCAAGTGAATCTTGTACCTCTTTCTTGGAAGCTAGGTTACCAATAGAGTCGATAACGATAACAATGTTACCATGATGCTTAGGCTCAATCTTATCAAGCTGTTGCATAATCTCAAACTTCAATTGCTCAACATCTGTGATTGGAATGTGTGCTACACGATCCATATCAATGCCAAAACTTTCGAAGTAGGCTTGTGGTGTTCCAAACTCTGCGTCAAAGAACATCAGAATTGCGTCTGGGTTCCGTTTCATGAAAGCACCTGCCATAAGTAGGGCAAATGCTGACTTAAAGTGTTTAGAAGGTCCTGCTAGAACTAGCAGTCCTGGTGTCAAACCACCATCAATACGTCCAGACAAAGCAACATTGACCATAGGAACCTGAGTAGGAGCCATGTCTTTCTTGCCGTATACTTTAGACTTTGTAATAGGGGCAGTCATTTTAATCGTACTATTCTTTACGATTGTGTTCAATAAATCATTCATTATATATCAACTTCCCTCTACGATAGTTTTTAGTTTTGATTTATAAGCCTCAATCTTAGATACGCGATCAGGCCAATAAATTGTTGATTTCTCAGAGTTCCTACATAGGTTGTCCAAGAACGGTGTTACCGATTTAAATAATAGTTCTAAACGATACTCAAGATCGTCAGCCTTGAGTTTAGCGTCAGTTAGTTGGTCTTCTAACGTCTGCTTCTCACTGCTAACTCTCTCAATAGCAACCTTGGCTTCAGCTTCTTTCTCTTGAAGCTCTTCATCAATAAAGCTGAAACCAAAGTCAAAGTCTAAAACCTCTTCATAGACTTTGTTAGCCATTCGCCAGTTCCTTGAAAATTGACAGATCATCATCATCGTCGTCGTTCATGGACATTGAGGGAGCCGTTGATTGCGACTCTGGCATTACGTTTAGTGTTGGTTCTGGTGCATTACCACCAAAGCTTGACATATCCAAATCATCAACCTCTTCCGCTGTGTTAGGTGTTGATGGTGCTTGATCTAACGCAAGTACACGATAGAACTTTGTTTTCAAATCATCATATGACTTAAAGTTCTTTGGATCGACTAATTCCTTCAAGGAATGCTCTTCGTTAAAGATGCGTTCCAATTCAGAGTCATCATCTGAAATTGCAGATGGTGTATCAAAGACTGATTTGTCGTAGTTAGGGTATCCAGCGACTTTCTGAATCTTCAATCGGAAGTTAGCACCTTCCCACATGTTGAACGGATCAGCCGCAGTTTCATCTTCAAACTGTGGGTTCAGAAGTTCTTGAAGTTTACCAAAGATTTTTGCACCATACTGATACAAGAATACCTTGCCTTCATTTTGTGGATTTGATGGGTCTGAAACCACCAAGATGTTAGAGACATACTTCAAGCGACGTTTCATCTTACGTGCTTCTGCCTTGTCTTCTTCGACGCCAGAGTTCCACAACTTACTGTTGTATTCTGACACAGGATCATCACGATCCAATGTTGTCAAAGAGTTTTCGATATACCACAGACCTGTAGGTCCTTGGAAACCGTGATCCCAAATGCGTACAAATGGAAAGTCTTCTCCAGTTGGTGCTGGTAGGAAACGAATTACAGCGAAACCGTTACCCGCTTTATCGCGTGTAGGCTTCCACATCTTACCTTCGTTGGGGTCTGAGTAACTCTTGCTTTGAATTTTCTCAAGCTGTGAGTTTAGTTTGTTCAATGAGTTTGAACGGTTCTTTTTAAGTGTATTAAAGTCCATGACTTATATCTCCTAATTTTGCTTTTTATAGCGTTGTGTATGTTATATTGCGATGTATAGTGAACTAAGTCCACTGCTTATTTATATCAGAAAAAGCGCTCTCGAATGATTTTCTTGAACTTTTTTTCATCTATTTTCAAGAAAGGTCTATATTTTCTTGAATACTTTATTATATCACTTGCTACGATTTTGTCAAGTAAATTCTTCTCCCAATAGTCAAAAATATTTGCAACATGAGTTAGAATTGTAAACGTCTCCATCGTTATTTGCTTTTGTATATATAATGACATGATAAAAGGATGTTGCCCCTTAACTGAAATGAAATTGGTTTGCCAATCATCATTCAATTTTGTGATATCATCTTTCACCACCCTTGACAAAGATTCTTGGACACGACGCCATTCTATATAGCGATCATGACCTTCCCTCTCTGCAATTTCTCTTATGAAAACATCTGGCTTAGCTATGATGTTAGCTAACAAAACATTCTCGTAATCTTCCATACTAGAAACTTTGTTGAAAAAGAATACGTCAGTTCTTGTTCTAAACTTTTCGAATGTAGCACTTACTTTCCCACTATGCTTTATATAGTCATAGTTTGTCTTAAAATGCTTTTTCATACCAACGTAATTCATGTAACATTTAAAGGATTGCTTATTAGCAAAGCTCTGTGATGTCTCTTTCATCTTTAACCACCATTTTCATTTTCACTGCCTCAGTTCTAACTTTCTCTTTTAGTATAGAGGACTTTTTAACTATGTC